ATCACACCGATGACACAGCCGAATTGCCTAAGGAAGATTTGCCATGGGCCACCTGTATAATGCCTGTCACCAGCCCGTGTGTTAGTGGCATTGGCCAAAGCGCAACTGGCCTTGTGGCTGGCTCATGGGTATTTGGTTTCTTTAGAGATGGCACTGAATTGCAAGATCCTGTTGTAACTGGCAGTATACCAAGCGCCGTTGGTTATGACAACGGATTGGGCACAATAGGCCAAGGTTTTGGCGATCCGCATGGTGTATTTCCAAGCAGAGCTGGTAGCGATACACCAGCTGGCGCAACGATAAATTCTAGAAACGGCCCAGGCTATGCTGCACAAGCAACTGGCGCACAAAACTTTAATGGCTGTGCAGTGGGCACTGGAGGCGCGTGCAGCACTCTTGAGCAAGCTGGGCCGCCAATAGTTGTCAACAGCGCGGCCAAAACAGCAATTATACAAGCTGCGCAAAGTAAGCTTGGCAATACATATGAGACAACAACAAACCAGGGGCCTGGTATAGCTGAAATGTGGAAAGCCACAAATTATTCAGATGGATACAGCGCGCGCGCGCCATGGTGTGCAGCCTTTGTTTGTTGGTGTATACAACAGAGCGGTGTATTTAGTGAAGCTGATCGCCCAAAAAGCGCAAGTGCATTTAAAGGTGGCGGCTATGAAGAATGGGCACGCAGCAAAAGCAGTGTTGTCAAATTGACTACCAACCCAGCTAAAGTATATGCAGGTGATCTTGTGATTTTTGGGTTTAGCCATATTGGCATAGCCACAAGCGACAGCGATGCCAACGGTTCGTTTGCTACCATTGAAGGCAATACAAACGCGGCTGGTAGCCGTGAAGGCAATGGCTGTTATGCAAAGACACGCAAAATATCGCTAGTTCGCAGTACTTGTACCATAATTGCTTAATAAATACACCTATGGCAAACAATGAAACGTGGGGACGTCCTCAGCCAACCGATGGTTCGGTGTATCCATTTAACAATGTTACACAAACGCGCAGCGGACACATTTTTGAAGTGGATGACACTCTTGGCAATGAGCGGCTCCTAAGACAACATAAGAGTGGAACCAGTGAAGAGATTAACACTACAGGTGACCGCACAATTACAGTTTATGGCAACGGCTATAAAGTGGTTCATGGCGAAGACAACATTACCGTTGAAGGCAATGTTAATATAACAGTGGTGGGCAACTGCAATACCATCGTCAATGGCAATTACAATCTTGAGGTTAATGGCGATTACAATGAAACCGTAAAAGGCGTACGCCGTACTAAAGTGGGTGGTCAATATGTAATGGAAATTGCTGATGAATATGCAATGAACATTGGCGCTAGCGCTAAGGTAACTGTGCACACTGACTATTCATTGCATGTAAGCGGTAAGAATACTCTTTTTGTTGGTGGTGAAAACCGGTGCGATGTGTATAGCACCAATACAAGTACCATTCATGGAATCAACTTGACCACCGTACTCGGCGAAAATAAAACAGTGTCAACCGGCAAGAGCACCATTGCCGCGCCGTCCATTGATATTGCATCTAGTGGACCCACCGCCATTTCAGCCAAAGGCATCAGCATAACTTCAAGTGCTGGTTCAACATACTCTTCAACAAGTGTCACTAGTGTCGAAGGCAAAGGAATTAATGTTGTAAGCAGCGGTGATGCGGTAATCAAAGGTAGCAAAATTAAACTAAACTAATATGCCACTATCAAATTTAACCAGCACAGCTGGCGCGTTAACGCCAGCTTTTAATGCAAGCACACTTGCATATACGGTAGATATGCCATACACGTCATATGAAACTCCAACACGCACCGTAACAGCAACCACGACCAGTGAAACAATTACGATTAATGGTGTTGCAGTGGCGTCCGGTTTAGCATGTGCAGCTACTTTTATAAATGTTGGCAACACGGTGTTTACAATAGTTGTGGCAGGAGGAGCTACATATACTCTTACGGTTGTGCGCGCTGCGCCATCAGCGGTCAATACTCTTTCGGCTCTTGGTATATCAGTTGGCACATTAACTCCATCTTTTCTGCCTAGCATATATAATTACACTGCAAATGTAGCATATGATGGCATTGCAACCATTGTAAATGCTGCTTCCGCAAACGCAAATTCAAAAATTATTATAGAAGGAACAACTAGCAACAGCCGCACAGTTGAGTTGCGTGTTGGCGCCAATAATATAGTCATAACTTGTACGGCCGAGAACGATATTAGCATTGCAACATATAATATAGCAGTTACAAGAGCGGACACTCAAGACAGTGTAGCGCTGATGAATAGCAAAACATATGCAATAGGCGGGCCCACCGAAAGCAGCTATACACAAGTGCTTAAAGATTTTGCGCTTCGTGAATTGACGGTTGTTTCACAGGTGCAAGCATTAGCAGATTGTGCCAAAAATCTTCCGTACCGTCTTATGGAACTAGCTATACGAAAGGCCGAGCAATTGATACTAGATAACCCGTTAGCACAAGATATTATGGCGCAGCTTAGCGCGCTTGAGGCACTCTATGCAAACATCAAGCGCATTAGTGAATTGGTCAATATAAAATTAACAAAAGAAGAAACACTAGCTGAAGCGCTGTTTCTAGCCAAGACGCTAACTGGTGTAGATCTTGTTGATAAAACCAATGATATTCTCAATAAGTTTGGTGATGTTGTTGGTATTGGTGATCTTATTAACAATTTGCAGCAATTAAACTTGTGTGAAATTACCAACTATGGTGCCAACGGTGCGGTGCGCCCAAGCCCAACAAAAATACCGTTGGGCTCGCCACCTCCACCAGTTGAAGGTGTGGCTTCTCCAGTTGCAAACATGACATATGATTCGGAGCCAAAAGACAGGTATGACGCATTTATATTTCAATTAAAAGAACACCTTGTTAAAGATCCGCAGAAAGTTGCTGCACTAACTGCAACAGATTTGGAAAATTACATACGCATGCTAGGCATATGCAATACGCTTGCATACTCTTACCATGATAACATTTCACGCACAGCTGATGATGCTAAAGATGCACAATATAAAGCAACATACCTAAAATTGGTACAAGACGAATTGAGTAAACACCCAGAATGGAACGGTGATTTAAAGGTTGACTATAATGGTCGCACATCCATTATTGAAAATGAAATAACACGCAACACAGCCGTGATTCGTGCTTATTACTCGCGCAATGGTGCAGCATCTGGTGATTGGGTACCAATGTATATGACAGCATATGGCAATGCAGCAATTGATGTTACCACAAAGAATGAAATTGCTTCTGGAAAACTTCAAAACTCTGATCAGTTTAATGGCGCATATAATGTTGCTCTGGTGCAAGGCACTAGTGTTGCAAGCAACTATTGGAAAGGCAAAACAGTACTTGAAATACGCTATGCTAAAGACCAGAGCCCAGTGGGAAGTGGCCGTGTTACGGTTCATGACACGGGTGGCATGTCAAACAATGTTATTGACTATTATTGCGGAGACGACAAAGCATTGTATGATTCAATTAGCAGAGCTGGCACAAACAATGGTGGAAAAACCAAACCAAATTATGCTACAGCAATCGAGGTGCGTGTAGTAAGCGGCGGCCCCAAAGCAGGGAAGACTGTATGATATAAATATAGGTAATGAGTAACGTCTTATCAGATTACAATTCTTCAACAGCTACTTCAGGCAATGTTGCAAAGAAAAACATGTATTCTGATTTGGATCTTTCATTCATTGTGCATCCAATACTTAAAGATATACGTCCGCTATTAGATCTTGATGCTGTTAAGAATAGTGTCAAGAATATAGTGTTAACCAGTTTTTATGATCGCCCTTTTCATCCTGAGGTAGGAAGCGGCGTACGCGCGCTATTGTTTGAACCAGCTAGCATATTTACTGCTCTTTCAATTAAAGATGAAATAAATCGTTGTTTGGGTTTGTATGAGCCAAGAATAAACAGCGTAACCATTCAAATATCTGATGATATTGACAACAATGCATACGCTATTACCATAGGGTTTGTTGTGCTGTATGATCAGCAGGAAGAGGTACAATTTTACCTAAATCGTTTAAGATAATTATTTTATGGCACTCTCACGTCAAACACTTAATGTTACTGAATTGGATTTTGATGCAATCAAGAAAAATCTAATTGATTATTTTACTTCAGGCAATTCACAGTTTAAAGATTGGAATTATGTTGGCAGCGGATTAAATCAATTGGTTGATGTATTGGCTTACAATACACATTATAATGCCATGCTGGCACACATGGCTCTTAATGAAACATTTATTGATAGCGCACAATTGCGAAGCAGCGTGGTTTCAAATGCAAAACTTATTGGATATACGCCTCGCAGCAAAGCTAGCGCTGCAGCGTCATTGACCGTTTCATTCGTTGGTGATGGGCGAGCATACATTACACTGCCTCGCGGCAGCAATTTTAAAACAAGTTTAAACAGCAAAACATATGTGTTCTTAAACCTTGATGAATTGGTTGTAAACA